TGTAAATTATCCCAAAGATACGTATATGGTGGAGTACCCGTTTGACCCGTTACTATTAATTTACCTGTTGGGTTTCCACCACAACTTGTATTAGGTACCACATACAAACCAAAAGTGAGTGATGTTGATTGTTCAATTATAAAATTGGAACTTTGTCCTGTACAACCACCCAAGTCTTGGGCAACCATATAATAAGTTCCGGCTGTTAAGTTATTGAATAATATTGTTGATGTGTTGGAAATACCCGATGTAATATAGGTACCATCTCCTGAATATAAAAAGAAATTTGTAGATGAATAATCAGACGTAGATGACCCTGTCACCACACCATTGTTTAGATTGCACGTTGTGCTTTGAACCCCTAATATATTACAACAAACTCCCGAGGAAACAGGTATATTAATATAAAACTCTAAGTTTAGTGGTAAAGTACTATCATTAACTCTAACACCATAAGTGTCGGCACTTAAACTTGTTCTAACTGAAGGTAAAAGGGTAACAATATCAACCCCCAAATCAGGGTCAACCCATTCTACCGTATATGGAGGAGTACCCCCCGTTAGTAATAGTGATATTGCACCAGAATCTGTATTCTGACAATCACCCGTTACCGATATAAAATAATTAAATAATGACATTACATGCAATCAATACTAATGTTTATTCCCACATTCAATGAAACCGTTTCAGACATATTTTGAGGTAGGCAACTTAAATTTGTTATGGTTAATGTATTACCGTTTAAGTAATATGTGTAGCCATAATTATATAACTCAGGTAAATAATTTATCAAAGCATTTCTCCATTGAGTATTTGTTGGTACATCTGTATAACCATACCCATTGTAGAAAGTTTCTTTAATTAAAACATCATTACCTATTCTTAAATCGACATACCATTCGGTTGCAACTGAGTTTTGATTACACTGAGATAATGTTTTACCACTTGATGCCAACATATTATCAATTCTATTCGAAAGAATACTATTAAAATTAGAAACTGCAACGTCACCATTTAACCACGGATAAATATAGAAATCAACGTACTCTGTATTACAAGTATAATCAAATATATTTGATACAATAAAACATGGTTCAACAGGTACTGGTATGATTTGACAACCTCTTTGTCTTCTATAAACAAATTTTTGTTTATGGAATATTGAGTTTTCTAATCTAACACCACCATTCCAAATTGTTGTTGCGGGAACCATTTGTTCAACCAATTTTGTCCAATAAGGTCCAATACCGTTAACATAATCAATAAGTTTCTGATAAGTGTATTGGTTATTTGGAATACCAACTGTTTGTTCTGATTCAATATACTTCCAAAATATAGATTGTAATGTTGGATATCCACCTGTTTTACCATCTGTAATATATTGTCTGTTTCTTGTGTTAATCATATTTTGCCAAAACGTTTGAGTAAACTCAAAGAATGTTTTTTGTTTTGGTTTTGGGTCAACATAAGTCCAATCCACACCACCAGGTACAGGATAACCAACCGTCAAACCTGATTCAGGTATTGGGTAATCATACTTTCTTGATTCGTCCCAAACATCATAAACAAGACCTTGTGCAGGATTTAAGAATATATCAACATTTTTAACATTCAACACTAATTTTTCATTGTCGACAAAATAATAAGCATTGTATTCCCCTTGAGTTGAGACCCTGATTTTTTCATCATCGGATAACCATGATTTGTTATTATCAACAACTTTTCTCAATTTGAATCCTTCGGTCATATATGGAAACTCTCTAAATCTGTTTAGATAAGTTTGTCCATAAGTGAAAGGAGTTAATTGAGTTTGAATACTAAAGTTTTGACCAGTATATACTAAACCAGTAATTTGTACTTGGTCAGGGCTTCTATGTTGTGGTGTTGCCTCATACCAACCTGAACCTATTTGGAAGAAATATGTTTCAGTGTTTGCAGGTGCTTTAGGATAACCATCAATATCTACAGGATATTGACTCAATCTAACACTAACATCTTCATAAACTTCTGTAGTTGTAAATGCTGTATATAAATTACCTTTTAATTTATATGTAAAACCTTGTTCATATGCCGGTAAAGTTTGAACATAAGTACCACCTGAGATTTGAGCCCATTGTCTATAGAACGACTCCATATTAATTTTTTGGTCGGCTAAATAAATGTGTTCATTATACTCAATTAATGAATCAGGTGCACCGATTAATCTTAATAAAAATTCTACTGACCTTCTTGTACCTTTGGATTTGAACAAATAAGATGCATTTAGAATTAAGTTTCTATAATAAGCGTAGTTCAATTCTGTAGGTGTTAAAGCTCTCGCATAACCAGGATATGTTGGTGTTGAAGTATTTCCAAATACGGACGCTAAAAAGTCCTCATTTGTAATTGGTGAAAAATTAGACGACCAACCTAATGTTGCAGATAGATTAACTAATAATTGAGATGGTATATCATTACCAGGATTGTAGTTAACCGAATTCATGTAAGCCAAACCATCAATGAATTGTTTTACTTGGTCAAAACTTCTACCATAAATTTGAAATATTTTTTCAACTTTCTGACCCAAGGTGTCAAATTCTTTTAATGAATCGGTTACTAAAAATCTTGAAATTAAATTTGTTTTGAATGAATCTAAATTAACCGCAATGGCTTGAATTTGCTCCAAATAGTCATCAAATAAAAATGAACTAATATCTAAATTCCAAGGTCCTTGTTTAGGCCAAGTAACTTGTTGGAAATCTGTGTAGATTTGACCGTATTCATTTTGTTGTGGAACTTGGAATACCGCAGTATATTCAGGTCTAACAAGTCTATTAACCAAAAACTTTTCAACCTCATCAAATGCCTCTTGAAAAACTCTATCAACAACATAATCATTAGGTCTTATTTGAAAATCATCATTGATTGTTGTTGCGGTTGTACCAAATGGAGCACCTGAAACATAAAATTGTATATATCCATATGATAATGTTTGAGATGGTGTAAAAGCAACAACTTTATATATGTTGTCATTAATACTAACACAATAATCTAAATAAGTGTTGTATAAATTTCTGTAAGGTGAAACAACCAATTCTCTAATTGCCAAATTAGTTGCCGCACTTATTGAATAATCAATATCAAACGGATTATTAATTCGGTCAACATTAACTTTGAAATATGTTTCATCTGACATGTTATCATATGAAATGTCATAAGCAGTATTTCCTGTTACATACTCATCATTACTAAACATGACATCCAAAGATGCTGGAAAATAATTAATGATTTTGGTAATTGAAACACTAAATCTTTTTGACAAAGAACCATACATCGAAAAGTTAAGAACTTGTGATATATCGTAGTTTGGATATACTCTGAATTGTGTTGCAAGAATAGCTCTACTCTGTTCTAAACTATCAACATTCATCATGTCTAACGAGATTGGTTCAGAGAACGCACCTACGTTAAATGTTCTATTAACTTTTTCTGTTACACCTGTTGTAAATTCGAAATTACCTTGCGTAAGTCCTCCACCCTGAACAGTTTGTAATCCAACAATATTGTCAAAGGGAGTACCCGCACCGTTACCAGGTGTTGGTGGGTAAAAGTATTTAGTATTTTTTAATTCAACCGCCATTAAGTTGTGATTGTTGCAAAGTTTTTAGTAAAATCAATATTAGCACCTCTACCTTGTCTAACTTCATATAATAGGGCGTTAAATTGGTCTCTAATTTCATACAAGTTGTACTGTCTGTAGATGTTATTTTGAGTATCGTAAATTGTGTAGATACCGTCATCCAACGATTTAGTTTGGTTACCGTAAAGCGCAATTGCAAGAGTCGATATATCATACTCAACCATTTCAATTTCTAACGTTACTGGATTAAAAAACGTATTTGAAATTATAATGTTTTGATTTGGTTGACCAATAAATGGAGTTGCATTTGGTTTGTTAGTTGGTGATGAAGATGGTGATAATGTTAAAAATATCAAATTTGAATTACCTTCAACATATCTATATCTAATAGATTTTTGGGTTGTATTTACCTCATTACTAACTACAGGTTCACAATAAAATGATGATGTCACCACTCTGAAAAAGTTAGGTATTTTTGAACCATCAGCATTTAAGTATTCAATTCTAAAACCAACAAGTCCTTGAGGAACAAATTTGTTTTGATATTGAACCGGCACGTTTGTCACATCGATAATAATACCTTTAACATTAGGTAAAGCACTTAAAACACCACAATCTGTAATTTTTGTTCGAATCTGTGCAGGTCTTAAATACAATGTGTAAATTCCTAAAGCATTAAATTGATTTGCCGGTAATGTAAGATTATATAATCCACCCAAAACTTCAACACCAGCATTACCACCAGTCTCGGTATTGTTGAAATAAGGTTTCAATATTGTTTGAGCATCTAATTGAGTTAACGTAAAATTATTAGTCAAATCTCTAGATGGTGTGTAATTCATTATTATTTGTACGTCCTCAGGTGAAACATCACTTGGTCGTATTGTGCCGTATGAACCGATTGCCATAGTTTTTCTTTATCTTATAAATAGTTTAGTTCTTTTTTTCAACGTTAAAAAATCCATATCCGTAATTAATTAAATCTCCCAAGTTATCTACCTCGCCTAATCTTTGAATTCTTTCATATGCCGAGTTTTTACCACGCTCAACAAAAACATTTGTTTGAACTTGTACTTGGTCAATAACTTTCAATAAAACTTCTTCTTTTGTGATTGGTCTTTGTGATAAATTATTTTCAGTAAATCCTGAAGATTGTTCAAAAAATATTGTAGTACCGTCAATATAATCATAGTAATCAACTGAATTAATTGTATAGGCAGTGTAAGTTGTTGCTGTATTTGTAATCGCACCCCATATCTGACCATTCTGAATTACAGGAACACCAATTTGATATTTAGGTGAACCATACATTGCCAATTCAGTTATTCTTGATGATGTTATACCCGATACAGTAAATGGCACCGTAATATAATTGATAGATGTTTGAGCAGAAACTTCATTAATTGCATCACCCGAAAAAATGTAATCGTAACTAACAGGTGTGTTTATCCAATTACCACCGGCAGGCATAAAGTATGCAGTTCCATTTGGGTTAGGTGGGTCAACTTCGGTGTATGGTGTTGTAATTGTTTTAGTTACTTGTGTAATTCCCCATGGATTAGTTTGTTCTAAAGTAATGTTGTATTGTCTATTTGCCGTTGGGTAAATATGGCTTATAGAATTTGGAGCATAAGTCGTAATTGTTTGTTTTGGTGAACCGTCACCCCAATCTACTCTGTATGCTGATAATTCTAAAAACTTTTGAAACTCGCTTGATGTATTATAAATGTTGTAAACATATGGATTTGTTGTGGTGGATGAAAACAAGAAGTTTGCAACAACATCTTTTTGTAAAACCGCCCCATCAAATGGACTATAGTATCCAACATCAACCGCAGTTTGTCTCAATAGAATTGGGATTGTCATTCCTGTTAACAAAGACGTTCCACCAGAACCCGCAGTCAACACTTGAGTCATCGCTGAATATACCCCAACAGTCTGTCCCGTGTAACTTGAGTTAACGTTTTGACCTTTAAGGTTAACCGTAAATGTATCACCACTAATTGTCTCAGGTGATATTATAATATTATAAAAATCTTGCATTATGGGTTAACATATTCATACCATTTTATGGGAACTCCAGCTCCCGCTCTTTGACCTAACAAATCATATATATGTTGATTTGGATTTATATTGAACACTTGGTATTGGTGTTGTTCATAATCCATTTCAACTCTATAATAAAAATATTTTGAACTATCAAAAGTGTATTTGTTTGTAGATAAATTAGAACCACTTGGTAATGATGATTGTGGCATGTTCATCATTTTGGTGAAGTATCCATGTTTTGCATCATAAAACTTTGCAGTCATATAGAATGTTTTAATATCAAGGAATGTTCTTTTCTTTAACCAATAAAAAAAGAAACCTTCTTTATCACCAACATAATCCAAAACAAAATAAGGTTTTTTGATTTTTACAGGAGTTCTTTGCATGATTGCATCCATTGTTAAACCTTGTTGTGTTGGAATAATAACAGTAAAGTAATTGGTCTGTCTTTTATCATCTACATTATCATAAAAATCCAATTTGAAAAATGAATTTGAATAATTGTTTGTATAATAAAAAATTTCTTGAGTTGTGAAACCTTCCATTTGATAATTACATTTCCAATTGGCACTGTCATCTAAAGAACCACCAGAATAAAAGTTAAATTCATATTGGATGTCGGTTGCATTTGTTACACCTGTTAATGGTGAATGTGCAAATCTTGTAACCTCAAAGTCTCTACCAACACCAATAACTTGAGTTATAACCTCATCTTCATACGCATCAATACTTTGGTCTAAACCCAAGTAATCCCAACTCAATTGAACAGGAATTGTTATTTGATTATCTACAAATCCATTCTGAGCAATTTTAATACTATTCACAGGCATCTATCAACGGTTTAACAGGGTAATTAATTCCGAATATCACAGAATTATAGTTTATTCCTTCAGGTATCAATCTAAATTGAATATCCTTAAATGGATAATGGGCACTATTCAAGAACGGATAATCAACTCCTCTGTTCAATCCATCTTTGAACCCATAAGTATATATTTCTCTCCATCTAAATTGTTGGTCTGAAGCAGAATAAAAAGAATAAGATGGTACCAAATCTACAGTTTGTACATCACCAGTTTCAATATAGTCAGAAAAAACCCTGATAGTCATTGAGTGGTGAGGTTCATAATAGTATCCCGGTGCGTTTGTTGATAAAACTCCCGCAGTTTGAAAAACAAACTGATTGAATTTTAATTTATGATAGTATGGTGACACAACCCTTTCAATTTGGTCATATTTATTCCACTCACAAAAATCACCGTCCATGGTATCTCCCGACATTAAAGGCAAATTATAATAAAAAGTTGCGGTAACACCACTTGTTAAAGTATATCCAGATGTCTGAATATTACTGTTTGATTTTGGATTGTTATCATCCCACCAAGGATTAGTTGTATTACTTAAGTTGAAACCCCAACCTTGTTTAAGTCCAATACCATTTGTTGGTTTGTTAAAATATCCTGTATACCCTCTATTAACGATGGTTAAAAATAATTCACTTACAGGTCTTTTTTGATTATCAATTAATCCACGAATATTGAAATCGTAATTAACTGTTACATTATAAGAATTACTACTACTCTTTTGAGATACTCTTGATACGTTATTTGGTGTTATAGAACTATATTCAAATTTTTTTGTTTCATTAAAGACGTTTCTTTCAAACGCATTCTTTGTCATCAAACAATCATCAGTATTAGTTAAAATCTTGTGTCTTCTGATATAATATTCGGATTTTGTTTCACCAACATTGTCAGGGTTAGTAACTCTTTTGAAAGTCCCTTTAACATTATTCGCAAAAGTTAAACCAGTATAACCAACGTTAAATAAATTAAAAACGTGGGGTGCGCTGTCAAACTCATCATTACCTAAAGAATCTACTTGAAATAAATTTGTATTGTTATATTTGAACGATAATTCAACATATTCACCAGGTACCAATCCATGAGGTGCAATACACTCAAATCTTATTACATTACTCCCATTCTGAACACCATTTTTAATTATAAAAGGTATTCCTTCGCTTGCAACCCAATTAAAAGTAACGCCACTTAAATTGTATGATAACTGTCTTGTTCTGTCGTTTTGAAACGCATAACTAATGTAATACATCCAATTATATGTGTAAGCACTTTTAGCCTTGTAATCCACATGTTGGTCATTAATATATGGTCTATAAAAATCAAACTCAAAATATTGGGGAAAACCATTCCACACTCCTGTTGATTTTGAAACTTCGGGTGTTGTGTAATAAAGAAAATCTCTAAACGGAACATATGCTGTGGTACCAGTATATGTATTGTCATAAATGTAATTTACTTTGAATGTTGGTCTGAATATACCACTACCCTGTCTCTCATCATAATAAATTTGTTGTAAATCGATACTTTGACTTTTATCGTACTCAACAATTTCTTGTGTTTGTTGTTCCAAATTAATAGAAATTTTTTGGTCAACAAACGGTGCTGATTTGAATTCTAAACTACTTGGTATGATTGTATACTTATTCACTTACTGAGTATTTTGTTTTGAATTTATCCAATGCCGTTTTTCCTTTATTTATTCCGAAGTAGAATTGGAATGGTGCACCGACAATAAATTTATCTGATGACGCACCTGTTGTTATGTAATTACCTGACGCGTCCATACTGAAAATATATCCTCTAGCATACAAGTCGTTCACACTTGAAGTTAACGGTCTAAAATAATTTGGAGTATTTAATGCCGTTCTATCTAAAGATTGGTATCCTTTATTTTGGACAATGTCATTTGTATCTGTCGCCCAATTATTTAACTGATTTCCAAAGATTGTATTTGTATTATCAAGTTTCCACTGATAAAATGGAACTACTTGTGATTTTATACCATAAGGATATGGATAATAGTTTGCATTGTTTGCCGACCTAAAATCAATTCTACCAGGTGTAATATAGTCTTTAGCCTGAATATCAGATGTTGTAGATGAATACCACACTGCCATTATTGGGTCACCACCTGTTCCTAAAATATTTGCGGTACCATTGTCTGTACTATAATAATTGGGTGAAAAATTAACATTACCAATTTCACTGTTTATTGATAATAATTGAGCTAAATCCCCATCAATTCTTGCCTTGATATCAATATTACCAATTGCACTAATACCGAAAGGTCTACTGAATAATTGATTCAATGAATTATCACCTAATGAAAATATTTTACCTAAAACTGTCGCATCCGTAATTCTTGATATTACAAAAAAGTTTATGAGGTCTGATGTGTCCGCATAACTTGTAGATTCTAAATTAGGAATAACATAAGCTTTGGTTGAGGGGTCAAATGTAATTTCAGCATAGAATTTAGTTTTCATACCTAAATTCATTAATGTTGTTGGGAACATTAAGTTAACATCATTTACTTTTCCTATGTTTGAAATACCTGTAAATCTATGACCTATAAACTTTTGAGTTGAGTCATTATATGGACTACTTCTATAATAAAAATTTAATGTTTTGTAATCGTAATAAATTAAATCAGTACAGAATGAAATTAAAGTAGGATTATTTTGTTTATCATAAAAAGTATTTGTTTGGATTGGGAACATATATAGTGAACCATTCATCCAATTGTTAGAAAATGATTCAGCCAAAACTCCTCGACATAATGCGTAAAAAAATCTAAACCTATATGACCATTCGGACAATGTTTTCAAGTCTTTAGTTAAATCTTGAATTGGTCGTCTCATAAAAAGATAACAACCTTTTTCAACAGCATCTGTCGCTGGACAAGACGGTGTAATTTGGAAAGTGGAACCCACACCTTCATAACAATTAAGACCTACCATTGTCTCACAATTAAAACTTGCCAAAACCGCATCGCTATTAGGTAAACCCCCAATGTCCGGTGTAACTTGACTAGCCCCAAGAGTTGCACCAGGGGAAGAAATTACCGCACCATAGTTATCAATCAAGTATATCCCAAAATTTATATTTTGTTGTAATATACTTGGATTACCCGTGTTAGTATAAAGACTACTACTCCAAGTACCATCAAGTTTGTCTGATGTTGGTAGTCTATCCGTTCTCATAACATTCAAGTTGTAAGTACCAATAGGTGTACTCAAATTTGGATAATACGCATCGGTATAATAATGAATGTTAAGAGTTGCTGGCATATCACCCAAGTTTGGAGTTATGAACGTGTTAAGTACAACTCCGTTATATGTGTTTGCCAAATAATTTTTAATGGTCATTATACCCATACCTGACACATCTTCACTGTTGTCATATTTTGTTGAGTTTGCACCTAACTCATAAAAACCATTATTTGTTTTACTAATAACATATGGTGGAGGTGTATTATTAAACCAAATAGTAGAACTTGTATTAGCATCTAAAGAACCGTAGTAACCAAGGTTTTGCGTTGAGTACCCACTAAATTGAAGACCAGGCGTTGTACTACCAGGTATTCCTGGTCGATAAAAATATGAACTGTAATAAACACTACTTTGTGTTGCGTGTGATTGAACACTAATTGGACTTCCTACAGGTAGAGGTTGGATTGGGATATTCAATCTTGTTTCCGCAGTAAACACAAGATTTGGAGTACCCGCTGGTTTTCCAAAAAGAATACTTGTATCATATTCATTTATGTATTTTGGAGAATATGGGTCAACACCCCTTTGTAAAATTAAAATATATTGGTCTTGGTAACCATCAAATTGTTCAATCGCATTAAGTTTAATTGCAGGTCTACTACTTAAGTACCAACCTTGGGTACCACCATAAATGTATTCAAAGTAATTAACATCTGTTGGACTGTTAATCACATTTGCAAACGATTGAGTTGTTCCCGTATTCCACAATGACATTGCTTGAGAAATTGTAATTGCCGTAACAACCTGAAAATATTCAATGTCTGATGGGAATTTGTAATTAATGTTATCAGTACCATAAGGTAGTGAATATGACATAGAAGAACTTGTATATTGTCCTGTAGCATATGTCACATTTACACTTGTTGATGCTGTAAATGGATGATAAGTTTGACCCGTAATACCATTAGTAATACCTGTTGCAGTTACTGCACTATATTGATAGTTTACATCGGTACTACCACTTAAATTAACAAACGTTAACAAATCACCAGCATTATATTGTGTATTTGAATTACTTAATACTGTTATTGTATTATCATAATGGAATTTACCAACATTTGATGTTTTAGCAAAAGTAACTTTAATTTTATTAATACCTGAAAAGAAACTTGTTCTTTGGTTGAATAAATTTATTCTTTCACCTAATGGCAGATTTTTTGATGCCATCACAAACCATTTTTGACCATTTTGTCCAAAGTCAAGTAAAACAGGGCTAGACACTGGTAACTTGTATCTATTAGGATTTGATTGAAATGCTAAACCAGCAAAACCCGCAATTGCTTCTGATGTCATTACCGCCAACTCATCTCCATTGATACTGTCACCTGAAAACACACCACCTTGTAAAGTTGATTTATATAATGAAGGTGAAGATAAATAAGTTAAAGCACCACTACCAAGAACATCTGGTGGTGCGAGATAATTAGGTCTTGATGTTGCTATGTCAGACTTACAATCACATGATTGACATTCAGGATATGTAATCATTGGTAATCGAATAGTAAAATCTCTTTGGTCACATTTTATATTTAACCATCGACATATAAAATTAAATGGTTGACCACCCAAAATTGTTACGCCACATATCGCACAAATAGCACTAATAAATAAATTATAAAGGAATATTAATATGTGTGCAATTATAAGTATAGGATATGCAATAACTGTAATTATTGTGAATAAAATTGAAAATATAAAAAACAATAAATCAAAGTTTCTAAACCCGTCGTTTACCGGAAATTTGTTTATTGTGGATTCACAAGCATTACTATTGATTTCTTTTATTCCAATAAACTGTCCACGATTTGTTTTTTTGTATTCATCAATTAAAGACGAAACCGTATATACTCGATTAAAGTCAAATTGATAAAAAGTATCATTACATTCAATCGCATCATTTAATTTATTTGTTTTTGCAACACCGACTAATCCATCAGTATATCCACTCCATGCTAATCCAAAATAGTACGAACTACCAACTATTTGTTTTTGAGTAAAAGTACCTTTCGAAGGGTCTTGAGTATCGTTAGTCCATCCATGTTCTTTAATGTTTGGTACCAAAAAATAAGCCCTTCTTGTTTGTTGGGACAATGTTGGTGGTTGTTGCCATTTAATTTTGAATCTATATTTTGCCTTGGTTGGAATACCAATTGTTGGGTCGTAAGATACTACTCTTTCACCAAATTGATTTGTAATAACATACTCCAAATTCATTGGTAATTCTGTTATCCATGTACCATCACCATCAATAATATTGCCCGATTGTTCAAGTGCAAATTCTTCCAAACCAGGGTTACCATCACTATCTTGTGCAATTGTTTGTCTAATTGCCAATATTTGACCAGGTCCTGTTGTTAAATTACAAAGGTTACCCATGTCATCATTTGGCTTACAATTACCCTTAACTTTATACGCATCAGCGGTAGAATAAATCGAACCCATAAACGTTGCTGTTGGTTGGATGTCAATGTTGGCATCGTCCCTCAAGTCAAAATCTGTTCTATTAATTGCGATTTGGCAAATTTGTGGGTCACCCCAAAGTGGTGAAACATCAATTGTTTTGGTAAGGTTAATTATTTGTGGTAAAGAATTAAGGTCGGTAGATGTTTTGAATTTATCACCAGCAACTTGAGCAGGTGTTGCTAAACCCATTCTGATTAAATCTTGAGGTGTCAAAGAAAATTCACCAATATCTGAAAGGTCAACATCCATAACTAAAGTGTGTTGCCCTTGAGGGACACCCATAATCATATAGTCACCACTTTCATTTGTTTTTGAGGTGAACTTATAATATTTGTCATAAATTTGAATTGCCGTTGAACCAGTTAAAACATCTAATCTTGTTGGTAAGGTTCCTGTGGCAGCATGTGTGGAATATGATTTCTCATAAGGTAATAAATTATACCTATAACCATCCTCATTTTTATCTGTTGGTGATTTGTAAGGATATATACTTGATATTAACGGATTAGATTGGTCAACAGAATCTATTGGAATGAATACTGAAACTCTCGCATTTGGTAAACCAAAACCATTATTTGCGGTAACTCTACCAACAACAACACCATAATCAGCACAACTTCTGTCATAAAGACCTTCTTGTTGAATCTTCAAAGAAAGTATCTCCAAAAACTCAAAATCTTGGTCTAACTGAACATTGATAGTTTTGCTAATACCTAACTCAGTTTTTATTCTATATGATTGACCCATCAATTTCTTTTAATTAATAAATAGTTTATGTGGAATTTTTAATGTGAACCCACACCATTTAATAATAAACTAAAGAATGAATAAATAAACTTGTTATGTGAAAGTAACAGATTGGAAATTTTTCACCGATACCTTAATGTCCTTGTTAGGGTATCTAACTTGGTACACTTGTGATGGTTGAGCAAATATGGTATCGTCAACAGGTTGGATTAATTTAGTTTCTGGGTCGGCATATGTCATAGATGTTTCAGCCGATGAATATTGTCCACCAACTTGATTATATATGTCCAAGTTTGAAACCGTTAACACTCCATTTGTATTTTGAATAATACTTCTGATTTCCGAAAGATATACGTTTTGACCTAATTGTCTTATCTGTGGGTCAAAGTAAGTTGATATTTTATCAACCACGCTTGCAATTACCTGACCTGAATTTTGAGCAGAATCCAAAACAATCGAAATCTCAACACCCAAATCAATAACTTCAGCACTAAAGATTGAGATGTAATCATTCATCATACGATAGTTTGATAAGTAATTTGCAATATTCTGTCTTAAAGTATTTGAAACAATATTGGTTAATTTACCTGACGTATCGTAAGATAATATTTGAATTAAAATCTTGTTATCGTTTTCTGTGATTGAAACTTTTGCAGGCGCCCCAAATTGAGCAGGCATATTTCTAATTAAAGATTCGTAGTCTTGAACTGTCACCGCTCTTTTTTGAGCCGAGAAGTTAAATGAAACATAATTTCTAATCTCTTCTAATGATGGTATTCCCGCACCACCTACAGCGGCAGTTACGTTAACACATCTTAATGAATTTACAACAGATGAGTTTGTAGTCTCTGAAGGTCCATTTACAAAGAAAGATACTGTACCAAGTTGATTGATTACGTTTGTACCTAAGTTTGTTGCCAATCCACCACCAACTCTATATTGAACAAACAAAGTTGAGTTTGGTGTTAAAGTAGCACCTAATGAAATATTATTAGAATATCTTTGTAAATCTAAAGTTGCTCCTACAGTTGTAAATTGATTCAATTGGTCTTGAGCGGTATTGGTACCACCACCAAATGTCATTTTCTTAAATCCTTCAGGGGTATATTCTGTTATAAATCTATCTTGAGTTTGAATGTATCGTCCAACTTTAATACCAGGTTGGTCAGAAACTTTGGTTGGGTCTTCTACGAATACTCTATCTTCAGCTAATGCATCAACCTCATACCATCTGTTATCTAAACCTAAAAACTCAGCAACTGTTGGTGTATTAGTATAGTCAGTACCACTTTTTAATAAAACACTTGTAATACCTAAAACATTTTTTTCAGGTAAGAATAATTCATAAAAAGGCTTAACATCATTAGCACCAATAACTTTTTTGAAGACTTTAGTAATACCATTAACAACAACTTCTCTTTTAGTTATTGTATAGTTTACCAATACATTGTTAGCGTTAAAGTTTGGAATTTTTAATCTGTTAGGAAAACCTTGAGCATTATATGGTGATGCAAAATCAATGTCGTAAACATTTTCAAATACAACACCTGCACCAACAACTTGAGAACCTCTTGATAATGTACCAAGATATCTTTCGTCTTCTTTATCACCAGCAGCAGGAACTGTAATCGAAAAGTCAACTAAAGCAACTGATGGTCTTTGACCTGGTAATTTTAATCCGTAGGTTCTTGCAATGTTATAAATTGATGACCTTTGTTGTGCATATTGTAATACAGTCTCTTGAATACTTCTATCAATATTATAATTCAAGTTATCTGCAACCGCAGCGTTCAAATCAAGGAATACAGAAAAAACTGATGCGTCATTAAAATCCTGAATCAACTCAGGATAATAAGTTCTTACATAATTTAAGAGTTCAGTTCTAATCCCCTGAAAATCCCTGACGGTATATGATATTTTATTATTTGCCATCTATATTAAATATTGATAATCACAAAATCACTTTGACCAAATGTTGCACCATTTGTTGAGTAATCTATTCTTATTTTTGCCGTGTATTCTGATGTTCCTTTACCAGGAAATCTGTATATTGACGATTCACTACTACCAACCACATTTTGACCTGTCGCAATATCAACCTCTTCTTGTGGGTCTGCCGGTGTTATACTTAAACTATTAACTAACAAATTTGGCATAAAATTTTGAATCGCGTCTCTAATATCCGATTCAATCGCATTAAACGTTAATCCATCAAAAGGTTCAAAAAGAAATTCATATAATCTTGTACCGAAACCAGGTAAAAAATATCTTGACCCTTTCCTTGTTAACAATAAGTGAATAAGGTCAGCCTTAATTTCTTGAGACTGTAATTCAGTTAGTTGTAAGTAGTCTCCCCTTGCCGAATCCCTGAAAGGAAAATTCAAACCATATGTAGTACCATTAGCCATTGTTAATAAATATAGTTGTATTTCCTTTTTTGTGAGCAGGAAAATATGGACAATGTCTACAACCATTCCCACAACAACTCCCCCTCCTCAAATGATAATGTTCTGTGAAAACATATTTTCCATCTTCAATATAAAAGTCAAAAGGGGGAATCACTTCCCCCTTGTTTGACTTATCAATATTTGTATGTGTGTTATTTGATTTCACAAGCTCCACCAGCACATGCTAACTCACTACTCAAATCTGTTTCGTCTGTTAACTCAATAACTTGACTCAAATCAATTGAGTGTAGTTTAGCGAATAATCTTTCAAACTCTTCTTTTGTACAATCTTCAAATGGTGCTTGAATATAAGTTCCACCATCGTAAGGTAATACAGAAAGACCGTTATAGAAATCTCTGTTTTCCCACATCCACTCACCAGCTAATTCCCAATCTTCAGGTTTCAAACTGATTGTTGCAGATACGTTGTGACTGTTTGAACCTGTTCTGTGACCAGGTCTAACCCACTCTTGTGTAATTTTCTTAACACGTTCCAACAATTGGAATGGACTTTCAGTTCTTAAGATTGCCCCTTCTGGTGCTTTTTGTGGAACTGAAATAACCGCTGTGTCATGTGGACGGAAGAATTCATCTTCAACTAATTCAGGGTGATTGGTTGATAGGTAAGTGTAGATTGCTTCGTTCTTACCAACACGGATTCTACGGATGTAGTAATCGTTGTGCCAAGCGTGAATACCTGATGAAGTTCCCAATGTCAATGAAGTTGTTCCTGCTGGTTTAACAGTTGTCATACGAGCCGATTTGTTGATACCGATAAGTTCAGCAACTCTTGCGTTTTCTTCTTTAACCATTTTCGCAGCTTCTTTCATGTTGTAACCTAATACCACACCTGAACCAATACCTGTCATGGATACACCAATCAACGCATCTTTCTCAGTTGTTCTTCTCCAAATGTC